AGGATTGGATTTCGGACCATGCATGCCAGACACTTTTATTCCTGTGTCTTCAATATCATCAACAAGAATACACTTTAAATCCCACAACGATAAATAGTCTTGAATTAAGTCAGTATAATGATTACCTACAATCCTTTTTTCTTTCAATTGATTTGTTAGATCCTTTTCAATCCTTTTTCTCATTGTTTCACGCTTCACTCTAGCCACAATATCCCTNNTTGATATAACGCGCGAATTTGCTTATAAATTTGAAAAATCGACCCCCTCCTCCGGTGCCCCTAAGATGAATTTTTGTTGAAATGTTTTAAGGGGGGGGGTTATTTTTGTTTTATTTTCACCATTTCTCATCATGTTCCCATTTATTTTGTTTCTTTTCATACACTCTTCCATGTTCTTTGTTATGGCAATTCACACAGACTGTTTCAAGGTTGTCTATATCTAATGCAAGATCAGGATGATGTTCTAGTTCTTTTATATGATGGACAACGAGCTGTATCTTCTTACGCTTTGCACTCTCACTGTACTCATTGGTGTCAGTTTGAACGCGACCGTTACGCTTACACTCTTGGCACTCATAGTTGTCTCGCTTCTTTACTTGTTCGCGTGTACTCTTCCACTCACCACTGTCATAGAACTTACGCTTCTGTTGTTTGGTTTTATATTCATTCACTATCCTTTACCTCAATCACACCTGTATCAATACGCTTCTCTCGATGTTGAATATCAAGGCATTTCTCACAGTAGAAAGTAGCAGAAACATCTAAGCCATAATGCTTAGCATCAGAATAGAAAGAAGTAGTCTCACTATCTATCACTTGATACTTAGGCTCACACATCTATCCTCACTCCTTACCTTTAATGTGTTCCACCTGTCTTTACCAAACACTTTTGATTCCCTCTATCTCTTTCCAATAATTCTTTAATTGGTGTTTGCATGAGATACTCGATTGAGTAAAGCATGTGCTTCTCTCCATGCAGTTTGTAATACTTGAATCGATTAATATCAATGCCAGCCTTCTTGTACGCTTTCTCTTGTGGTTTGATATATTTGATGTATGCTTTCTTATCAATAGGCATAAGACCAATTGCAGAAACCTTACCACTTAAAACGCTGTTCAATTATCTCACTCCCTTGAGATCGGTTACTGCCATCTTGGTAGAATCCGTTATTTGTTTAATCGTAGATTGTGCAATTACTTTACTATCACAATAAATTTCAACTGTCTCATTTTGATTTGCAAACTTACCCATAACCTTTTCCAACTTCTCCAATGCAGCCACGCATTCATTAGCAGCTTGTGTTACTTCCTTCATTTGTTTTAATGCTTCTGATGTATCAGCATCAATATTAATCTTTAATTTATTATTAGCCATCCCTTTCATCCTCCTCCAAAATAAAAAGCACTCCATAAGGAATGCTTTTTAAAAAAAATCTGGTATTAAACCCTTATAATGTTAACGTAAAACTTTTACCGTAACTAGTAATCCCTTCCTGTCCAAGGAAATAATCTCTAACCAACGTTATTGCATCCTGGTCAAGTGTATTCACACTTACAGTCGCAACTCCAGTTGTTGTATTATGCTCCATACTAAGTTCAAAAATAGTTGTAGGATTATCCACGTAAAACTTGTGAACTAGTTTAGAAACTTCATCATTGCTAATGATTGAATTATCAATTTTAATTCTAAAGTGGAACTTCTTTCTCGATTTAGCTGTTGTTTTAGCAGTTAACTCATTAACGAAACTGTTATTATTGTTTAGAGTATTAATAAGGTCAGAAAAGTTATTTTCTAATGAATCTATACGATTCAACATATATCTTGATGGATCATTTTCATCAACATTTTTCATTATTGAATTACTTTCAACTACTCTATAAATAGGATTATCCGGTTCTTCATCAACCATAGCTTCCGCAACCATATCTTTAAAATTATTATTTAATTCTATTACTCCAGCCATATCATTAGTATAGAAAATAGTACGTTCTTCCGTGATATCAAATGGTAGTCTTGTACCCTTTTGACAAATTTGAACTACTGGTTTTCTAGCAGCATGTCTAATGGCAAGTTCATACATTACGTTTGGATTTAAATTTGTAAGATTTGCTACAGCCACGTCACATTCTAAAATATTTGAAATAACTTGTTTATTTATTGAACCAGGACTTGGCATCCTATGAGCTACTTTTATATTTTTTTCATCAAATCCCATGTCGCATAACGCTGGAACAATCACAGCATCTATTACCCCTTCAGCCGCTCTTCTTATATCAGATTGATCATCACCTATTGGTGTAATAATAAAACAGGTTTTATCTTTATTTGGATTATCCATGATTTATCCCCCATATTGTTTTAACACAATTTTATCATCTACTTTCAATTTAAAACAATACAAAGCAATAATAACCACAAAAAAGAGCAATCGTTCACCAGTTTCCCTTGCGTCAATTTCTTATGTTATTACTTTAAATACGATAAATGAAATTTTACCCATTAAGAATGAAAAACATGAGGTTTTACACCTCTTTCAATCGCCGACAATACGTCACTCTCCCGTAGTTGATTTTACTTGTCTCGGGGTCAGCGATTGAAAGAAGAGCGAAAGCTCTCCTTGTTAACGGTAACATTCAATCAGTACCATCTGCTGGTTTCGGATTTTATGTGCCACCATTATAAACCGTTTAGAAATTTAGAAACAACATAGTGAGTTGTGTTTTCCGCCACTTCTCACAATACAAATATATCACGTTGATTCCAAAACAACCGGCACATTTCCTGCCAAAAAGCGGTCACGACTCTGCCACTTATTTTATTAATCATTAAATCCTTCTAATTTACCTGATCCTTTTAATTCTACAGAATCATTTTCTACTCTTTTGACCATTACATTACCTGATAGCCCATTCATATACTCAGCAGAAAAAGTAATATTCAAATGTTCTTTGTTTCTAATCGCTTGAACGAAAGTATCGATTTTCTCTACTTCCTCAATCGCTAAGCTCCAACTTACAAACTCAGTCTTATGTACATATAAATATGCTCTATCAAATTGAATCTGTTCATTTAATCCTTGAACTAATAATTTGTTTACAATATAGGTCTTCATACTATCACCTCCTTATCACTTAATTCTAACAAATCTCACTATTAGATTAATAGTATGACTTACCCATATGTTCTATTTTGTGTAACTAAGCCAAACGCTACAGCCCTTGATATTCATAGCTTCATAATACTTCCTCTTTTGAGTTACACAACACAATAAAAATGAGTAACTGTATAGAATTAAAAAGAAAAAAGCAATGATTAGATTTTAAACCTAGTCATTGCTTTGTCCATTGCATCTTGATTTACTCCTATATATCGTAATGTTACTCGTTGACTCGAATGATTAAATATCTCCATTAGCAAGGCTATATTCTTTGTCTGCATGTACATATGGTATCCGAATGTTTTACGTAGTGTATGTGTTCCAATCTCATCTAAGCCAAACTCTGCTGCTGTGGTACTCAATATCTTATATGCCATACTTCTTCCTATCGGCCTATTCTTTCCTTGTCTGCTCTTGATTAGATATTCATGATCTTCCATCTCTTCTATATACCATTTCAATTCTCTTCTTAATGCTGCTGTAATCTGAATTCGTTTCTGCTTACCTGTTTTCATTTCACGCATTGAGATATGGCTTCCCTTTAAATCTCCAATCTTCAATTTTAGAATGTCACTAATACGTAGACCTGTATTAATTCCCATTACAAACAAGATATAATTACGCTCACTCTTTTCTTTTAAATACTCTTTAATTTGTTGTATTTGCTCTGGATCACGTATTGGCTGAACAAAATTCATTATTCAATCCCTCCAGTTTCTTCTGTCTCGTAAACTTCTAATCTAAGAGCAAAAGCAAGTTTATAAAACACTCTGGCCTTAACACGTCTATATGTACGCTCACTCATACCAATTTCGTTATAAACCATATAATCACATACATCTTCATCTTCTAAATAACGCTTAATGATAATATTTCTTTGATCTTCTCCTGCACGCCCATTACCCAAACGATTTAGGAATTGATCGATACGAAATGACATTTTCTTAATCCACTCTTCTCGTTCACTTTGTTGTATATTAGCCATCGCTACATCTTCTAATGGCTTTCCTACATCATTTGTAGGTCCGTGATATCTAATTTCATAAGAAGGAGTGACTTTCATTTCTTCACGCATCATTCCAAACTGTCTATATAAGCGTACATTTTCGAGAACACCTTCTAATTTTTTCTGCGTTGCTGCTCTATCAATTTTTGGTAAGAAAGATAATTGTATAGTCATGTAAGACCACTCCTTTTTATTTTTTATTACTTTTGTCTTAATGCTCCACGCCTACGCTCATAACAAGGTCTATGCATCCCCATTAAATCCTCAATCTCACGAGTGCTAAATTTCTCTTTTATTTCTTTCTTCTTTGGTTGTTTTGATTGCTTTTTCCACTCACGTAGCTGATCCTTTAACACCTTCATTTCCCCATCTCCCTTTTCAAAATAAAAAGGACACCTATTCCTAAAACAGCTTTAATGGCCGCTTTAATGAATTGGTGTCCTCTAGTTTTCTAGCCGGACTATATTCTGTTTGTATTAATGTCAAATACCCGCTCATGCAAAATATACATTTGCTTAATTTATTTACTATACATGCTACTCCAAATTATTTCTTTCATTTCTTATTCCCTCTACTTATAATCCCGGAATATATTGCTTAAGTTTCTTAAATATAGCAAATGCTTCAGGGAAAATAGATTGGACAAACATCATTACAATTTTCTCTTGTTCTTTTTTCACTCTTTCTTCCAATTGTTTTTTATATTCCTCACCTTTTTCCTTAACCCAATTCTCATTAAATTCTGCTTTTGCTTCAATCGAATCTATGGTTTTTTTTATATTCTGCGGTTGTAAAATATCATGCTCTAACTTCGCAAATAATTTTATGATATATTTTTCTTCAGGATTTCCTTGTGTATCGTCCGTTAAAAGTAAATAAAAAACTAATTCAACTTTCAAGTTAGTGTTATCCAGTATAAACTCCACGTCAGGAATAGCTTTAAATCCAATTTCCTCTAGAGCTTGTACCTTTGTTGCTATGTATTCTTCACATACTTTTTCGGCTTCTTCTAATATTCGCTCTTTCAATTTCTGTATATTGAATAACTCTTTTACTTTCTCTAATTCTTCTTGAACCTGCCTCACTTTATCTATAATTTCATTTCCATATTTAGTTACAACTCCATTTTTCATTTCATTTATATAATTATCCAAAGTGTTTTTTACCGAGTTTTCTACCAAATCTTTTGTACTTTCCACAAATTTCTCAGCTTGTTTTTGCGCTTCGTCTTTTATTTCTTTTACCCTTTGTTCGGCTTCTATTTTTTTTGCATTTAAATATTCTTCAGCTTGTTTGCCTGCATTATTTAAAACATTATCAATTTCATTTTGAATTTGATTTAACCTCTGACTTAAACCATCAATTTCATTTTGAATTTTATTTTTGCTAGCTTCTAATTCTTCGCCAATTTTCTTTGCTTCTTCATTAGCTTTATCAATAATGTTTTGACCTTCTCTTTTGGCATCATCTAATATTACATTAATTTCATTTTGAATCTGATTTTTCCTTTCATTTAAACGATCTAATTCACCTTGTGCGGCTTCTTTTAAATTATTCACACTACTCAAAGCATTCTTAGCCTCATTAAGTTTCTTTTTTATCTTATCTAACTCTGACATAATTCACCTCTTTATTTTTAAAAAATTAATTTGTAACTATCTTTATACGTATATTTTTCATTCATAACCTCCCCACAAAACTCAATTATATTCAACAGGTAATTATTTCAAGAAATTCTTATCACTTCCCCATTAATAAAGTAAAGGTTTGCAATCCGAAAATTTTAGTTAAGTTCATTTTCATCCGCTCCCTCATTAATTTAATTAAGCTACTCTTTTTTTCATATCTATTAAACAATTAAGCATGTATTCTAAACCGAACTGATCCAATATTAATGTTGTTATTTCAATTTGATGTCTTCTTAGTTTGTTCGCTATTTCTTCAATACTGAATTGTTTCATCCATAGACCCTTAAAGAGTTCTATATCCTCCCCATTCCAAATGAAATTCACTTCTTCTAAGGCGATGTATACGTATGGTGGCATTTCTTTATTCTTTTTATTCCGAATATTCTTGTCACCAATTTCTCCTAAACCTATTTTTCGTTTATGGATTTTAAACTTATCCACTTGATCTAAAATAAGTGCTGCTACTTCTATTTGTTTTCTTTTTAACCTTTTGGAAATCTCTAAAAGTGTATAGTTACTATTCCAAAGCTCCCGAAATTGGAAAACCTCTCTTTGATCCCATAAGAAATCTACTTCTTCTAAAGCAACTTGAACTTTAAAAGTCGACATTTCAAACACTCCCTTTAAAAACTAATTAATCTATCTTTTCATTAGAAGTAGTTTTGACATGGACACCCTTACCGTTTATCCAAATTACAACTTGTTCACCAAAACCGCTTTCTGGTGGATTGAATGAAAGGACTTCACCATCCTTTACCACAAGAAGTTTATTATTTGTAACATCGATCTCTTTTTTCATATGTTCCTCTCCCTTATTCTCACTTCATGTACTCAACAACATCTGGTTTAAAGCCACTCCCTAAATAAACCCTTACCGGAATTGTTTCTTTTTTATCCCTTGCTGCCTTACACAATTCTTCCGCTGTTTCCCAATTAAAAAGCTTATCTACAGCTCTTTGAAATCTCCAAATTGCCATTACATATTGTTCAAAGATGTCATAGCAATCATCTTGTTTAGTTGTGCGTGGTAATTCATCTGTACCCTTTGCATTTCTTGGAACTTGGACACGTACATCTGCAAATGTAACGCGCCCAGTTCCTTTCTTTACATTCGCTTTCATTACATCAAACCCACAAATCGCTGGCTCTACATCAAAAATATTTAATTGCTTAGCCATGTGCCATTCCACTCTTTTCAAGAATGTCCAGTAATTCAGTTGCTCCTTCTTTACTTAGAAACATTCGTCCATCCAGTAATTCCATGTTTGATTCAGAAACTTCGCCCGTTACAAAGCATGACTTTTCATGTTTTCTTAAAACAATGTTTTCCCCTTCAACATGAAAGCCTAATGCTGTACCTTCAGCAATTCCTAAAGTTCTGCGTAACTCTACTGGAATTACCACACGCCCTAGCTCGTCCACTTTTCTTGCAACACCTGTGTTTTTCATATCTTTCTCCCCTTTGTTAACTTACTTTTTGTTGTTGATTCCATTGCAACTCTTGTTTCATTGATTCGAACTTTATTAACCATGCTTGCCAACGCTTATCGTTTTCTTCTTCCTGTTGCTTTGCTACTTCACAATTGCATCCTTCTGTTAGAGTTACACCTGGATAAGTTTCTTTACGAATAATTCCTGTATTACGGCATAATGCACACATTGTTATTCCCCCTTTTTGAAATTGCGTAATCTATAATTATCCCCATGCATTTCTAACATTTCAGCGTTTTCCATCATCCGACTAAAATCTCGTTCTCCATACATTCCTGCTAATTCACCGATTGTAAAATTAGTAGTGAGTAAAGTACTTTTACCTATACGGCTGTCTACAATTTCATTTGTCTTCGTTTGTTTCCAAGTAACGCCGTCTTTATCTTTCTCCGTAAATTCCGCTCCAAAGTCATCGATAATTAAGACATCAACTTTTGCTAGAAGAGACATAAGCTTGTCCTCTGTCATTTCACTGTTTTTATTCCAAGTTGATTTGATTTTGGTAAATAGCTTATTCATTTGAATAAACATTGCACTGTGACCCTTTTTCATAAGTTCTTTAGTGGCTGCCACACACAAATGGCTTTTCCCTACTCCGTAATCACCTGTTATTATCATGCTTGTTGGTTCTTCTCTATTGAATGAAGTAACAAAATCCATAATCTTTTCTTTTGCATCAGCCAATTCTTTTTTAGTTGGTACATAATTTTCAAATGTAGCTTTTTTGAGTTTGTCATTTATTAAGCTGTTATCAGCAAATGAATCATACAAATGAATGATTTCATTTTTCTTTTTTATAGCTAGTGTCTCTATAGCTAATTTCTGATCTTCTTTTTCTACCGATCTACATTGAGGACAAAATTCCTCATTTGTTTCTGTATCTATCAACATACGTTTACTACATATATCTTTAAAATTTTCTTTTCCTACTAAAAATACATTCGTGCATCTATTAGGCGACAACACATATCTTTGACTAACGTTTCTTGAAGTCGTATTTGTCGATGAAGCTACTATCTTTTTGATTGCTTGCATTAGTTGGACCTCCTTTGAAAATTCCTTTTCGCTGTACAAGCTTTTCATTTAAATAACTTTCGAATTTAGTTCCAAATAATGTGATAGGTCTTAAATATCCGCTCATTTCTGTATTATCAATCCACTGTGAAGTCTTAATGTCTATTACCTGTTGGAAATGAGTTAATCCGAACCCTTCTTTCCACCTTGCTTTGATTAGATCTTGTGTTTTCTTAGCGGTATATTTATAATTGGTTTCTGCCTTCATGTTGAGATACTCAACAACTTCTTTATATGGAATAGATTGAACGATGTCCTGAGATTTTTCAGAACTATAATCCTTATTTATTTCTTTATCTAAATCTTTATCTAAATCTTTATCTATGTCCGTTACATCATCGTTACATGTAACGTTACAACTAAGTGTTTGTTGTTTTTTTCTTTCTCGATGTGCCGCTACGCGTTTTCTAGTATCTTCCTTGATTTTTTCTAAACGGTCTAGATTCTGATGATTTCCCCAATTAATAACGTTGATGTAATGATTATCATCAATATCAATCATTCCGAATTTTTTAAATATACCTAGTGCCATCCGAACTGTATTTAGGGGTCGATTAAATAGTGTTGCTAGCATATCTTCCGTATATGGGATATTCTCGTTTTAAAAAATATATCCACTTGCATTTGTTTTACCAGCTTGAGCTAACAACTTAATCCAAATGATTAATAATGTATCAGCTTCAGGCATGCTCTCGATTAGACGTATTTTTTCATCCTCAAACATCGTTGTTGAGAGCTTTATCCATTTCACTTTTACTTCAGACATAGTCCTTACCTCCTTGTGCAAACTGCTATGTGCGTTTGTCCACTTTTAATAATTCGTTGAATATCATAATGCGGATAACCAACTATGAAGTATTGCTCAATCATTTGCTTTAATTCATCTTTGCTTTTTACTAATCTCCAGAACTTATTAGGTAATAGCACTTGATATTCAATTAAATCCATGTACTATTCCCCTACTTTCCGTGATATACTTATAACAACTTGTTTTTTTCAAAAGGACCCATTGCCGTGGGTCTTTTATTTTTTTCTACATCACTCCAAGCCCATTTCTTTATTGGTTCATAAGTAATGTAAAGCAACCATGCACTGCATGCGATAAACATTGCGAATACAACTAACGATGTCGTATCTTCCACTAAATCACCTCCTTTTGTGCTTCAAGCCAAGCTTCTAAATCCTTTTGTAGGAAAAGTAGTTTGCGCCCATCCCTAATTACTGGAAACTGCGGGTGGTTTGCTAATTCATAAACTCGACAAACTGCTATGTTTAGATAAGCTGCCGCTTCTTTCACTCTCATTACTTTATTTGGTTGTGCTTGTTGTTGAAATGAAGCTAATGCTGCTTCAATCTCCTCTCGAACAACTTCGCGGATTGATTCTTTAATGATTTGATCTAATCCCATTTCATTTTGCTCCTTTCAAAATAGCCAAATTATATTAAAAATAGATAAACATACTAACCTTTGTCGCCATGCATTTATGTATGAGATCGCTTCGTTGAAGTCTTTCTGCAAGATGTTGCAATAACTATTTACAGCAAATGCTGACTTCACATCTCTCCATGCTGCTGCAAAAAGTTTCTTTCTGCTGTCATGAACAACTTGATTCCCTTCCAAAAAAACAAACTCACTTACTGGATGTTGCAATACTGGTAATTGGTTCATTTTCTGTTTCCTTCATCTCCTTATTCACTCTCGAAACGCGAGCGGGATTGTAAAAAAAATTATCTACCGATACATCAAAGAACTCCGCAATTCGCATAGCTATATTCCATCTAGGGTTCTTCTTTCCTTTTTCGATTTCACAATAATAGTTAGAAGAAATATCTAGTGTTTTAGCTATTTCTAATTGCTTAAGACCTTTATCTTTACGCAATTTAATTAACCATTCTCTTTTCATGTTTACCTCCGATGTCTTTTGTATGACTTTAGTATACTCGCGTTTCGCGAATAAGTAAATATCTTTTTTGATTATTTTTTGAAGTAAAATAAATTCGCGTAGCGCGAAATAAATATTGATTTTGTTCTGTGAAATGTTATCTTTATTTATAGGGAGGTTTTATATATGAACATAGGGGAACGTTTAAAGTATTTAAGGAACAAACAAAAATGGACTATGAAAGATATTTCTTCCAAATTAGGAATAGGAGACTCAACCTATAGTGGATACGAAACTAATTATAGAAAACCAGATGCGGAAATGATTTGTAAATTAGCTGACTTGCATAATACAACAACTGATTATATTTTATGTAAGACTGACGATCCAGTTTTAGAAAAAACAACATCTTCTAATATTAAAGATTTCTTTGATAATCAAAAATTGCATTGGGACGGAAAAGAATTATCTGAAGATGATGTAGAAAGCCTTAAAGATTTATTAGAAGTTGCGGTCAAGAGAATGCTTAAATAAAGAAAAAGGATTAGCAAGATGCTATTCCTTTTTTAAATTGCAGATTTTTTTGAAATGATTTTAATTCAATCTCATTCAGTAGCCCTTGCTTATGTAATTCTTCCAACATATAAATTACATCTACATTTACATTTTTGCTCCCCAATAATACTTGTATCATTTGTTTAATCTGGACTTGTACCCCTTTATTCATCACTATAATTTCCTCCCTCTATGAATTGGTAAAAAATAGGTGTCGATTTTTTACTACTCATTCAAAAACCAACATTCTCCAAAAATTACGAAAGAGGCTGCGAAATCGCAACCTCTAACTTTTTATTAACTATTCAATTTTTATTATTAAAGCCCACCAGGCTCGGACATCATATATTGTACTTGTTGTTTAACTGGCTTTTCTTTACTTTCCTTAGTTGCTGCTCCTGTATTTAATGATAAAGTAAAAGCACTCATAATACATAAAACTGCTATACTAATTTTTTTCATCTTCAT